AAGTGTATTCTTAACATCCTCTGTCAAATGTTTTACAGGATAATCAATCGTAAAACGCACCAATAGGTTACCCACTTTTGATCCAGATTTCATACCTTTTCCGGGAATAATATAATCGTAATTCGGTTGGATCACTCCAAATTCCGAAACATCCATTTGAATGTCTTGATCATATTGCGGAATGGTAATCATTTTACCAACCAGCGACTCTTTGAAAGAGAGCTTATTTTTATAGATCAGATCTAGATTGTTTCTTTCAAAGATTGGATCCGGTTGAACGAATACTTCAAAGATTAGATCCCCTGGAATATCCTCTTCATTCTGTGCCTGTTCTCCAAACCCATCAAACTTAACCTGATGTCCCATACTAACACCTCTTGGTATTTGAATATCAATAATTTTTTCTTCGGTATATTCACACTTTCCCTTACAGCTTTCACACTCTTTATTCGGTTGTGGTATTTTTCCGCTGCCTTCACAAATATGACAAGGATTCGTTACCATCGTCGTAAATGGCCCCATTCTTTGCATGCTATTTACTGCTCCACTACCTTGGCAGTTTTTACATTCTTTAAGACATTTAAAACATTTCTTATGCAGCGATATTTTCATTACTTTATTACCACCATAATACGCGTCTTTATTAGAAACCTGAATCACATGTTGAACACTTCTACATTTCCGTCTGGCAGGCGCACGCCGCGCACCACCTCCAAAGAATGGATGAAACCCTCCCATTCCACCGCCGCCTCCAAAGAATTGTTCAAAAATAGAATTCGGGTCAAAATCCTGCCCACCGCCACCTGCTTGTGAATAACCATCATCTCCGAGCTGGTCATAACGAGAGCGTTTCTCATCGTCACTGAGCGCCTGATAAGCCTCTGAAATTTCCTTAAATTTATCTGGATCCCCACCTTTATCGGGATGGTTTTTCATGGCCAACTTCTTATAAGCGACCTTGATTTCTTCTTTGGAAGATGATTTCGTCACGCCTAGGATATCATAGTATTTATGCGTCATTCTTATTTTGTAAAAGAGATATTTGCTTAAATAGAGTTATTGAATAAATAGTTGGGACACATTATTAAAGTGCTTTTCAATGCGCTCATCCCGATATTGGGTTCGCTTTATTCTCTGTTCTTCCTCTTTTTCCTTTTTCAATGCGGACTTCTTTTGGTCGGCGATTTCTGCAGGGGTTAATAGACGATTTGTAATCGCCGCCCGGTCAGACTCGTAATCATCCACTGACTTATATTCTTTACGCTCAGTAATCGTGCGCGGATCCACCAAGCGTGTAGTGGTATGTGCTTTCATATAGTCCGTATAGTGCAATCCAGTCTTCTTTGTAGCGTCCGTGCTATAATCATCCACCGTTCCACCAATTTCCGTAAAGTTGAGGCGTTTAGCTAATACCAGGGGCTCCGGTTCTTTGTAAATAATCACGTCTTTACCGAGCGGCGTATTCTTCTCAAAGATTTCATGGAATTTATTGTTGTTAAATTTATTCATGACCTTTGGAATATCAATCTCTTCGCGCGTTTTAGAAGATTCAGTCATCATGTGACCATACCCACGATCGGTTTCTTCGTCTTCAAACTTGTTATCGTCAAACATACGATTGAATTTATCTTGAAATCCTTCGTTGCTTACTGGAGCTGGTGTGCGCTTTTTGTTTTGAACAGGCTGTTCCATTTTAAAATTTTGCTTTAATTCATAATGGGACTTATCCTGTTGTTTGAGTTTAAAATCATAGGCGAGCTTCTTGAATGCCTCTGTCACCATATTAAATAGTTGCTCTGTGCCACCTTTATCTGGATGTACCAGACGTGCCTGACGCTTATATGCCTCTTTAAGTTCCTCCCATGTAAAATCCCTAGATACACCCAGAATATCATAGGGACTAACATCGGACGGCAGTTCAATGGGTTGATTCTGTCGCATTGCATCGTAATATTGTTGATAGGTCTGCGTGCGATTGGATTGTTGATTACCCATAATTCTATTCTCTTATCATTTCCACTTTAAATCCTTATTTATATTATAGAGATGGACGTTGTTGAAAATGTCAAGCCCAATGCCTCTCGTGCTACCAAACCTAAGCCCAAGCCCAGTGCTGATACTGCAGCCCCTGCTGAAGAAAAACCAAAGGCGCCTCGTGCCACCCGCGCTACCAAACCCAAGCCCAGTGCTGCTATAGTGACTCCCATCCCCGCACGTACCTCTGCTTATGTAGAACCCGCAGATATAGACCTCGCACGGAAACAGCTAAGAAATGTATTGTATAAAACCATAAAACCCATTATGGATCGTATGGATACAATAGAATCCCGTATTCAATTCGCGAAAGTAGTGCGCAGTTATTTAAAAAATATACAAACATGTATTCATTCCAGTGTAGATAAACCCAATCATATGGCATTGTCCGAGAAAAAAGAAAAACTCATCAAAGAAAGAGTTATCTTTGATAAACAAATTGGCAGTGAATCCGTATTTGGCTCCGCTTATCTGAATGCAGGCAAAGGACTTGGTCGCCTATTAAAGTTTTCGGCAAAAGTGATGCCAATATCGTTCAAAGGAGAAGTGGAAATTCTGGAAAAGATGTCCGCTCTTGTAGAAAAGAAGATTTCACCCAATATGCCCCTGATCTATACATCGGTAAAATGTGCTAAACCCAAAGATACCACGTTAGCTACCAATCCTGCTGCCAATGACCGTATTCGTAAAGGAAACTACTATGTTGTGCTCAGTGAAATAGCTGATGGAGATACCCAAAATTTCTTTCAAACAAAGCATAGCGATGACGTATATGAGAGTGCCCTCACACAAATCATGTTTTCATTAAGAGCATTCCATAACATGGGATATTATCATAATGATGTGCATCTAGGAAACTTCCTTTGGCACAAGATTACACCCGGAGGATACTGGCAATATCAATACAATGATACGACTATTTATGTGCCAAATACAGGACATTTATTGGTTTTATGGGATCCAGGAAATTCAAAACCACTGCCTACCCTTGCCATATATAAAGATAGATTTATGTTTATAGATTATCGCTATGCATATTCATTGATAGATTCAATAGAAACGAGAGAGAAATTCCAAAAATTAAATATGATTCCAGTGCCAGAACATATTAGAAAACCATTTGTAAATATAGTAAAAAGTATCCCTGTAGAAGATCCGCTACCCAGTTATAATATCATCATAGAGGAGTTTATTCAATTATTAAAAAGTCATCAATTAAAACACGTTTATTACAATGATACATTACCTGCCAATTCCATCGTTATTAATAAAAAACCCTACCCATTATAATAGATGAATATCACCTGTAAAGAAATTTATGCCATAAAATTGGGCGAGGAAGAGCCCAAGCCCAAGACCACAAAGCCCACCAAACCAGAGTCTGTCACCGATATGGAAGCTGCCCGTGCCCATTTAAGAGATGTCTTACGCAAAAACCTAAAACCACTGATTGATCGCACAGAAACCATAGAATCCCGTATCCAATTTGCCAAAGTGATTCGCAACTATTTAAAAAATATCCAAACGTGCATTCATTCAAGCGTTGATCACCCGAAACGCGTCGCACTGTTTGAGAAAAAAGAAAAAATTGTCAAGGAACGAATCTTCTTTGACAAACAAATTGGTAGCGCATCCGTATATGGCACGGCTTACTTGAATACGGGTAAGGGTATTGCCCGTCTATTAAAGTTTTCAGCAAAGGTCATGGCTGCCAAGTTCAAACATGAAGTGGATATTCTAAAAAAGATGTCTGCCCTTGTAGAAAAGAAGATTTCACCCAATATGCCAGTGGTCTATACCTCTGTGCAGTGCTATAAACCAAAAGACGATACATTAAAAGTAAATCCGGCCGCCAATAACCTTATTCGTAAGGGAAACTATTATGTCGTATTGAATGAAATTGCCAATGGCGATACACACGATTTCTTTCAAACAAAACACATTGACAATGTCTATGAAAGCACCCTTACACAAATGATGTTCTCATTACGAGCCTTTCATAATTTAGGCTATGCTCATAATGATGCGCATCTCGGCAATTTCCTCTGGCATAAGATTACACCCGGAGGCTTCTGGCAATACCAATACAATGACACCGTTATATATGTCCCAAATACAGGCTATTTAATGGTTTTATGGGATCCTGGAATGGCAACCATTCCCCCGGCCGCCTCTAAGAATAGCGCAATGAACGATGATTACTGGCGTGTCTATAAACTAATCAGAAGTATAGATACCCGGAAAAAATACATACAGCAAAAGATGGTGCCTGTCTCATCGCCCGTAATAAACCCTTTTGAGAGGATTGTTGATGATATGCATGCCACCGCACCTGACCGTAATTACATGATAGATGAGTTTATCTTACAGTTAAAGGGAGGGACATTCAAACATCTCTATTATAAAACAAATACTAAAAACACACTGCCACCCAATGCTGTCTTAATTAACAAAACCCCTTACCCTCTCTGAGGGCATAATAATCACCAAACCCGATGTAAAAATTAACTTGGTCATTCCACCGGATAATGCAATCTTTTTTGGAATATCGTTTAACACGTCCGCCTTTTGCACAACAATGGTTGGTGTAATACACATTCTAATATACCTACAACAACTCAAATGCTTATTTGGTTTTAACATCCAAATATTCATTTGGTTTTCCCTGCAGCCTTTACCGCTTTCTTTTTAGGCGCAGCCTTTACCACTGCTTTCTTCTTCGGCGCAGCCTTTTTCTTACCACCTTCTTCAACCCATGCGTTTAGAGCTGGTTTATTATTAAGAGGCACAACCTGACCATTTTTACGTGTAAAAAGCGCAAATAAACCTTGTTTAGGCGCAGCAGATGGCCGTGCCGATGGCGCAGCAGATGGCCGTGACGATGGCGCTCTCTGGGCGGATGTAGAAGGCCCCTTCATGAAAACTGCTAACTCATCGTTTGTAAGTCTAAAGTATTTAGGCTGAGGCGTTGAACTTTTCTTTCCCTCTGTAGTTCTAAGTCCTTCCGCAGAAAAATTAGGCTTTTCACTTTCTTTCCCTGTAAGAAGATGATTAGTATGAGACATGTTTTCTAATCTAAACGCACAAAAAATTTAAAAAGCGATTACTTTTACAGAAACAATGGCCGGCATGTTTGTTTGGAGCACATTGCTGTTCTCACCAAAATAGTTATAGGAACAGGTATGTGCCTCGGCCTCTTTATGTTTTTTACAGAATATATGCGCACATTTGCATTTATTCACCGTTTCCTCCACGAGTGTAAGCTTTTTAGAACATAAGAAACACACCCCACCCATTATATAGCTCTACTATATAATAATGTTCTTAAATCGCGTCATCCCAAGGCAGTCGCTCAACATTCATCCGATTTTTCATGATTCCGTTGCCCATGAGGAAGAAATCGGGCTTTACCGAATCTTCACGGCCCTCTACCCGATAATTCAGGGTAAATTTCATCGTGCATTCAAACTGCCTTACATTCCGCGAAAGGTTATCGTAAAAGCACCGATCTCCCTCTGGTTGCACCCGAGCCGGCCTCTGCCAACACTCTGAAAAGCGCCGCACAATTTCTACCGGGATAAGGTAACACGATGTATCCACATGATAACTCGGCGAATGTTCAGAACTATTAAAGATGCTATGAATTTTACCAAGAGATTCACACAAATCGCGACAGATAAACTTACCCGTCGGCTGAATGATATTTCTCAAGCAATACGTCCAAACGCATTTCTTCGTCTGAATGGTATCCATCATGCTCTGAATATGGTGCGGCTCCACATAATTGTCTTCATCCAAGAAACTAATATAGCAAGGCTCGTGAATCAAGTGCGGAATGCTGGCATATATTTTATGGCAGATATAACGATTCGCCCCCGAATTCCACGGAATCACCATCTTCGTAATAGGCACCACCACCCCACCTCCAATCGCCATCAGAATGGCATCCACTTTTGCTTCAAACTGTTGCCCATCACATACGAGAATATGCTCTATATTGGGATATGTCTGAGCCTGGACACTCAGAAGGCATTTTGTCAAATGAGGGTTTCCAGTCGTCGCCGTAATGACAATCACCTTGGGAAAATCCATTTAAGTATAATCTATCTTTATAATTATAAGTAGAGATGTTGCTTAGAACCATAAACCCTAAAAATATCAATTTTTATCGTAGCCATCGCATTTGTTCCTATAACAAAGACGTATATGCACGCCTGTATCGCCCTGTAACAGTAACCGTCACCCCACTAAACACCGTTGAAAACTATATTACTTCTGAAGACATTACGAAAGCGATTATAGAAGCGCAAGAAGGTGTCCGTTCTGGTGATGAAAAAGATGCGATTGCAAAATGGGATATTGTGCATGAACTATGGCTGCACTACCTAAAGCAAGAAGAGAAAGGTCGCCAACCTAAAGATTCGCTAGATGACTATTGCAGCCTGGATCCAGATGCCCAAGAATGCCGTGAATTTGATCTATAGACGCGCAATAAGTTTCTGCAATACGGCAACTATATCCGCCATAACGCCATGCACTTTACCATCGGATAGAGTCTCAATGGACGATTTATATGTAATATAGGGATTTGTATAGTTATTCATTTTTGTCACCAGTCGCTCAATGTTATTTTTTAGATGATGAATATTCTGATACTCATTTGATATAAACTCTGGAAAGTTAGTTAAAATAAGATTGCATATACGACGAATCTCTACTACATTGGGATCCGTTTCCGATGTAATCAAATTTACTCCGATCAAGCATCGTGCCCGCGAATACCCCCGCGTTAATTTTATGCGATTCAAAGATTCCAACAATTTCAACGCAATTTCTTCTCTGTATATTTTTTCCAATAGATTTTCTATAAAGGGAGCCAATTTAGGAGAAGTCATTTTAACCGCTGCGAGAGAGCACCCTGGTAGCCGCTGCATAATGTCATACAGCACATTGTTGGGCAACTCCAACAGGGGCGATGTCGCTACGCCGCCCGCCGCTGCCATTTCAAGAGATTAGATTATAGATAGACGAGTAAATCAATTTTTGTTGCGGATAAATATTTACCAGAGCATAAAGACCTACTTTTATTTCATCATCGCCCACATATTTCAAACATTTACAATTAGAGGAAAATCCATCGTAGAACCCTTCTTGCACCATAGATGTAATACATCTTGGTATTTTACTACAATCCAGCGCATAGTCCTCGTCAATGTAATAAATGTATTTATTTGGAAATACTTCCCATGAATATTTTTGCTCGCCAATAATATCCCCAATGAATTCACCCGCAGGAATATAAGAATTGCTATATACATGTAGCTCATCGTCAGAGGGATGAGTCATGCAATATAAATCCCATTTTGTATTATTGACCCATTCCGCACAAAGAGTCATTTGTTCGCACGCACAAATAAGGGCATCCATCGTAATCTTTTCCAATTAAAAACATACCTATCATTTTTTATTTTCTCATCGTAAGTTAAATGGCTGTAAAACGTTCTTGGTCTCTATTTAACAACCAATGGATGATTCTATCTTTTGTATTGTTCTTAATGATTTTAATGCTGGTGCTAGTTATCTTACAGAACCGCGCATCGCCTATCGTTTCTACGAGACAGCAACCGCAACCTCAGCCCCAAGTGATTGTTATTGATAAGGCAACCACCGAAGATAAGTCCTCTTACTATCCTAAAAATTTACCGAAGTATTCAAGCCAAGACTATCAACAAATGGGTATGCTAACATCTAACCAAACCGATAAGGAACCCATTATTCTACCCCTTTTTGGTCGCAAACTATACAATCGCAGTGATCGTTGGCAATATTACACGGCGACAGACAAGAACAACATGATGCGCATTCCTCTCCAGTTTGATAATCGTGATTGCGAAGATGACGTAGGCTGCAAAGAAATCAGCAATGGAGACAAGATCAGTGTAGAGATATACCAAGGCCGTGAATTTACCGCGACGGTTTATAAAACGGACGCCCCTCATTATTTCGCCGATCAGTATTAGTTAAAAAATTGAAAAATAAATCTTAGCTACTAATAAGAACAAGAAGATACATCTTAAACATCCCCTCCCTCCAAACACGATGTTAATGGCGTCACGAAGGTTTCTTTATAAATACAAACGTTTTGAAAAAGAAACCAAGAAAAAGATCATCCAGATACCCGCCGCGCGTAGAATAGTGTATAAAGCGATTCGTTACCATCGTAACTATCATTCGCTCTCTAAAAAGGAGCCTCTTGTCAATAAGATTGAGGAATTCCTCCAAGATGAAGTCTTTATGACCATTTTTCAAGCATTCTTTGGTGACGACCTAGGCACCTATGTATCAAACAATATGGTGTCCTTTTATAGTAACAAAATTTCTTATACTATATCCCTTATTTTACGAGACCTTGGTATGAAAACCATTATGCATAATTTTGAACACAATCAGTGTATTATTATTGCAATCTCTTACGCCATTGCGATTATTGGAATCTTCATAGAAGTAGAACTGCCCACCACTAAATAATTTAAAGCGACGCGCACTAATAGCTTCATGGATCTAAACCTAAACCTAAACCTATACAAAACACCTCATGGTTCTTTTTATTCTTTACCCAATGACGTTGTATTCGTAAATCATCTAAGAAATGGCAGTGTATTTGAAGAGGATTTTATTTTAAAAAACATTCTTCCTACGATTAAACAGCATAAGCCTAAAGAGAATCATATTCTATTAGATATTGGAGGTCACATTGGTTCGCACTCTATTTTATATTCACAATATATGCCAAGTAGTTCTATTTTAACATTTGAACCTCAGAGCGCACTTTATACCATTCTAAATAAAAATATAGAAATCAATTGCGCTACTAATATTCAAACGTTTAATAAAGCCGTCGGTCATAAGAATTGCGCCTGCCACATGGCTGATACCTTATACGATGGGTATAACTTAAAAATAAATTATGAAACAAATCAGCCATTTAATTACGGCGGTATGACCATTGGCTCTGGAGGAGAGCCTGTTGAAATGGTTCGCATAGACGATTTACACTTGGATGGATGCGATTATATGAAAATGGATGTAGAAGGATGCGAATCTCTGGTGCTATTGGGTGCAATGGAAACCATCCGTAAATATAAACCCGTGATTATGTTTGAGCATTCAGATAAACATTTAAATAAACATATTACAGAAGAGCTAAATGTATTTTCTTGGGCAACCGAAACCCCTCTGGAAATTTTAAAAGAGGAAGGGTATCGCATTCAATCATTCCCTGAGTGTAATTATATAGCTACTCATATTGGATCCGAATAGGCACTAAAATGGCTTGGCAGGGTATATTTAATAGATTCATTAAATCCCTTATAAAATATTCATTTCCCCAAACACACTCCGGGTCCGCTCTAAAATGGATGGGTTGTCTCGCATTTTTATCCAAAAATCGCGTTGAATTCAAGTATTCAATATATAAAAAGATAGATGCAAACACATTCATCACATTATTGCTACCAATATTCAGTAGATCACAAATCATTTTATCGCCCTGATTGTTATACATATAATACAATTGGTCTTTCTGTAACTGTTCTACGTAGATAGGAGCCGTCGGATATGCATCAAAGCGCATACGAATGACATAATCGTATTGAATCCCTTGCTCTTGAGCATATTCTTCTTTTAATTCGTTGCATTTATATATACTATACCACATACTGTAAGTAGAATATAGTATATGTCTTTTAGATTGTTCAAGGGAACCACTCTTCACCGCTGTTATCCAAGACATGGGCACTTTTACATTGCTATACGCCTTGGAAAAGTCACGCGGCGGTTCAAAGAAGGCTTTCTTTGGTTTATACAATTCCATTACTTTTTCTCGGATAGTTGAATCCAATGCACGATTTCTGGAGGGATCAATGCACTCGGTCATTAATGTGCGTTCATCATACCACGCATGGACAAATACATCTGCCTGATTGGGAAGAATCACATGTTGATATATAGAGGGAAAGGTTTTTTCAACGAACCTTAATTGTCCAGATATACATACGGCAACCCTCATCGTTCTGTTCATTTTAAAAACACAATAACGTTTAAGCCAATTCGTATTACATATTATACATATTTTTCATTGGTATAATGAATACCATTTCGCATATGTTTAAACAAGGAAGGGTGTAGATACCAAACCCCTAATGAAATAACTTCGTGAGGTACTATAATATCCGTATTCAATAATTTTTCAAAATGTTTATGCAAATGCGTTAAGCCATGGGTATGGTATGTATCCGTGTATTTCCAGATATTTGCATAATGATAAATCATTGCTGGAGAACCGATGGCAAAATGGTCTGAATATTTACGATCTGCTCCAGAACGATAACCGTCTTGTATATATAAGACCTCCTTGGATAGTTTAGCTACATCCAATGGACAACTATAATCTACATCCAGGCGGGTAATAATAATATAGTCATAGTCCTCAGGTGAATCTATTAAGGAATAGGATTTATAAGTGCTATCCCATTTACTTTTGTTTGAAAAAATAATATCCTTACAAACCTTACTGGTTAAAGCTGCTTTTAGGTCAGGCTCTATCGTTGTAAATGAATAACCAGATAAATCAAACACGCTTTGTGGTTCTAAAACGAGTTTCTTAAACGATAGCGTTGTCTTTAACTTTTCAATTGTGTCCGGTTCCCATTTATCATGGGATGAACGATGCTTGAATTCACCAATCATATCCTCTGACCACCAAAAATGACCATATATATCCACGTCATGTAGGTCTAATACATTCTGCTTTAACGTATTTAATACGTAGTCTGAATACTTTGGCAATCCAAATAAGCAGAGGGCAATTTTCATAGATACTGATACGTATGTTTAAAGTCTTTAAATTAAACCACCTTTGATTTAAAAAGCTTGGCAATACAGTAACTTAATGAAGATAATTTTGCTATGTGGAGGCGCAGGAACACGGTTTGATTCCCTATTTCCAAAACCAATGAACCTTGTCTATGGACGTCCAATGATTGAATATGTGGTATCCACGTTATCTATTTCTCATTTAACTATATTCTACAATCATGACTTGGATCATTATGGTTTTTGCCCCTATTTATTGAATACATTTAAGGAAATTACGTTTGATTTTATACCCATTCATTTTCAGACCAGAGGTGCAGCAGAAACCCTATATATTGGATTAAATAAATGGGTCAAAGAGCATCCATCCTTTCTAGAAGAATCCATCTTTGTATTGGACAACGATAATATCTATGAGGGATTGTCACTTTTAGATCTACCAAGTGATAAAAATTTTATTCTTTGCACCAATAACAAAACCCAGCTCTCTCATTATTCATTTGTCACCATTGAACACGATAAAATTATAGATATTCAAGAACGCAACCCCATTTCTAACGACATTTGCATGGGTGGATATGGATTTCGTTCCGTTCAATTATGCCTAGACGTATGTAAAAAAATAGTGATGGAAAATCAGACCGACGAACCCTATTTATCAAAGGTTATGAAATTATTGATAGACACCACCGAAGAGGTTTATGCCCACTATCTATCCAATATTTTCTCTATCGGAACACCCAAAGATATTAAAATGCATTTGGTTCATTTCAAACCAAAAAAATTAAGGGTTGTATTTGATCTGAATAATACCATTGTG